CCCATATATCCATGAGCAGCACAGATGTAAGATGCTGTTCCAAAATCATCCAATATTTCCAAAGTAATGTTTCCTGTATAATATGTCACACCATTATTGGTAGAATCCTCAACACCACCAGTGATATTAAAATGTGAAGGGTCTGAAAAGATGAATCCAAGAGGATGAGTCTCTGTGACTCCAGAAAATACATATGTACCTTTGGTGAGTCCTAGTGTTTTTCCTGCGTCGTATTCACCGTTAAATGTGTATGGGTTCACCATTCCAACAACATTATTTGAGGTCTGGCTTAAAATTTGATATGTGCTGTGTGATGGTCTATTATCATTTGCGTGTGCAATAGCACCTTCAATGGAAGCACCTCCTAATCCAGCAATATCAGCTGGTAAAGCATTTGTTTTTCTCTTACGGAATTTCAACTCACCGTCAGCATCAACTCCTACACTATGTTTCTCACCAATATACATGGTGTTGTCAGACAAAAATAAATGTCTGATTTTATATTCAGCATTACCTAAATCATATGCTGCATTTGTATCTGGTATAATATGAGCTGACATAGTGCCATTAGAATCAACTACTGATGCTGGACCTGCTGGACCTGTTGGACCAGTAGCACCATCAGCACCGGGAGCACCATCGGCACCGGGAGCACCGTCTGAACCATTAGTGCCATTAGTACCATTAGTGCCCGGAGCACCATCAGCACCAGTAGGACCTTGTGCTCCAGGATTACCTTGAGAACCATTAGGTCCAGTAGGTCCAGTAGCACCATCTGCTCCAGAACCTTGAGGACCTTGTGGTCCTACATCACCTTGAGCACCGGCTGGACCTTGAGATCCTTCAGGACCAGCTGGTCCAGCTACACCTGCAGGTCCTTGTGGGCCTTCATCACCTTGAATACCTTGAGGACCTTGAATACCTTGAATACCTTCAGGACCTGTAGGACCTGTAGGACCTTCGATACCCTGAGGACCCTCTGGTCCCTGTGGTCCTTCTGGACCATCATCGCCAGTAGGACCTCCAGCTGGACCAGCGGGACCTTCAGGACCATCAACACCAGGAGGACCAGTAGGACCAGTAGGACCTCCAGCTGGACCAGCCGGACCTTCAGCACCATCGGCACCATCGGCACCAGGAGCACCATCGGCACCAGCAGGACCTTGAGCACCAGTAGGTCCTTGTATACCTTGATCTCCTTGATCTCCTTTTAAACCATGTACACCTTGAGGACCTTGAGGGCCTTCTGGACCTTGAGCACCAGCTGGACCTTGAGCACCAGCTGGACCTTGAGCACCGGCTGGACCTTGAGCACCAGCAGGACCTTGAGCACCAGCAGGACCTTGGGCACCATTTCCTCCACCAACTCCTTGCGACACACCGCGTGCGATTCCTCCTACACCTACTGGTTGTAAATAATTATTCAAATTTTCATTTGTTCTTACAATACCATTAATAGTTCTACTTTTCAAGGAAAAGATTCGAGACATTATAAAAAATTGATAGATTTTTTTTTCAAAAGTTCATACACATAATATCAGAAACAAATAATTCCTAAAATGTCGAAGAGTCCAATCATTCTAACCAGATACTTATATGTCGAATCTTCTGTATGTCACAGTTTGGTTTCATCATTATTATCCAAAGACCGTGATGAAGCATTGTTTTGGGCGTTTGAACTTTATTGGTCTGGATTCCAAAAAAAGGTATACGACTTGATTTTCCAAACACTCAAAATTAGATTTCCCACATACGAAAATCTCTACAATTGTTTGTTTGAGAAATACCGGAACGGAGGCGTTGTTACCGACAATGTAGTCCTCTTTGTGGAAAACTTGTGTGCCATTTCAGAAGATGATGACAATCAATTCAAACAGAATTTGTTAGTCGAAACCGCGACAAAAGAAAATATCACACAGAATGAAACCAACCGCGAAATCAAAATGAATTTCCATTATTTACCTAAAGTTTGTAAGTTTCAAACAAAAGAAGAAACCGACCCGAAAATCGTGAAAAAACGGTTGGATATATTTCGTAACAACTGGCTAAGCCACGCGGCATATTCACCAATATGGAAAGAACGAATTGTCAAATTTGGCGGAGTCATCGACAAACGAAAGAAATCCGTTACGTTTCCAAATGATGATATGTTTGATGACTTTCATGACGAATACGGAGTCGAACCGGAAGAACAACCTAAAACTATTTATCGTGCTTGTTTAGGAGTTACACTATAAACAATAAAAAATACTTTATACTACCCTAGCTACAAGCTTTTTTATTCTTTTTACTAAACTTCATTTACTTACCTAATCATATGACTCCATTTCCAATTCTCCCAAAACATCCATTTGCTCCTTTGTCAAAATCGGCTCTTCCTTATCGGAGTTTGATTCTTCATTATCAGTTTTTGATTCTTCTAAAACAGGTGTTTCATTACCTTGTTTGGGTTTTCGTACAATCTTTTTCTTAATTGGTGGCGATACAGGATTTTCTGTTTCATCCAATTGTTCTAAAGATTCTTTGCGATCTTCTGAAACATCTCCACTGGATTCAACAACGACTGTTTTAGTAGATGCTGCTTTCTTTCTAGTCTTTTTTTCTTTTTTAGCAGGAGCATTACTAGTAGATGGCTCATCTAAAGGGGCATTGTTGGCAGCTTCCACAATTTGTGCGACTATGTCATCGCCTTCCACAATAATATTCTTTTTGGACTTCTTACGCTCTTTCTTCACAGGAGCTTCTTTAGGAGTTTCAACACTAGGAACTTCAACAACTGGTTCAGCACTGGTTTCAACATTAGGAACTTCATCAACTGGTTTTTGCGACTCTACAACTTGTTCAGTTTCTAATGCTTTTACTTTCTTAGGTTTTCTTGGTTTAGCTGGCGGCTTGTTATGAAGTTTCACCATTTGTTTAATTTCTTTGTCCATTTCTTTAGAGTCACTTTCAAAGGAATCAAACAATATTTGTTTTTCTTCATTGGTTGCCAAGTAAATGCCTAAACCTTTTACTACGGCGTCCATATGAATGGCCTCGATGTCACCATTGTTCTGAAGTTTCTTCATAAACCATAAAGCAAATTTAGTATAATTTTTATACTTAGGAGCCAATGGCTTGGACTTAGTGAGTTCCTTAGGAAGAACTTCGGTATTAACAACAGGTTGAGTGTTCATTTGTTCGACAGTAGACATATTGTAAGTGTATTTCAATAGGAATTAATGCCTTTCAATATTTTTAAAAAAAGGGATCAATTTTTTACATAGGGGGTCTTAAAAATTTCCCAAAAATTTGATAACTTTAGGTTGTTCTCCAAAACATATATCTACTTCATTGATAAAAGTGTCATTTTGATATAACTTGTGTTGTCCGGTTTCTTGGTCTTCTTCCATTTCCATAATGGAATATTTCAAATGTCTTAAATTCAAAATTTCAGGTAGCAGTTTTTTCTTATACAATTCGACAATATCCTTCAATACATCTCGACTATTTACTTTCTTGTATTCATTTACAAGTTCTTTAATGGTCATTATCATTTTTTGGATTTCTATTTTCTTCAATTCCATTTTTTCGCGTTTGTCTTTTGAAAAATGTAATTGGTTGTATTTATTTTTGACCTCCATCAAAATATCGTTGTTTGAATTGTATTCTTCATATTCTTCTTTAAATTCTTTCGACACTTTAGACTCACTTACATATTCCATTAATGTATCCATTTTCATTTTGATAATATTTTCCTTATTTTCTTCTAAGCCTCCTTCAAATAACCGAATAGCCTCTTGTAAATTATCATATTCACCAGCAAAAATTTTGATATTTAAATTACATCCAGAATTGGGGCTTCCACATAATGCCGTATATGTTCGATTTTTACAAGAAAAAATTGTTCCCACTGGCCTCTTACAATTAATACATTGAGGTTTCAGTTTCACCATCTCTTTCTTATATGCAGCTTTATTATTCACCCTTTTATATAAAGTGTGTTGCTGTGCCTTTACACGTGATTCATATTCTGTTTTAAGCATAAAATATTTATTCAAAGACTCATACACATCATATTTAGGGATTTCATCATCGTCATCTTTGCGATGTCTCAATATTTCATTGGTAGGTAAATTTTCATTATTGAAATCGGTTACGTTTTCAGGCATATTGTGTATGGTCAACGCACGATTTCCAGAACAGTGTAATACGTCAAGTTTTGTTACTCCATCCAAATCCAATTTTCGTAAATCATTATTATTACAAAATATTTGTTCTAGACTCGGTGGTAAGTTGTCTAATTCGATTAAAACATTCTCCGAAATTTTGAGAACCTTCAATTCTTTTAATTTAGAAATATCAATGTGTTTGATACCATTTCCTTCCAAATCTAATATTTCCAAACTTTCTGGTAAATCATCCACTTGTATCAATAAATTCTTCGGACAAGACAATTCTTTGATATTTTTTGGAATGTTTTTTAAACTAGTTATTTGCCCGGGCGAAAATCGGAGTTTTTCTATATTTGTGAAATTACATTCTTTCAAAACTTCTAAATCAATATCACCAACCAACGGCTCTTTGAAGAATATATCTGTATCGGTCGCAAATAAATTCTCCAAAACATCAAATATTGTTTTTTGACCACTATTTTCTGAAATTGCCGTTTCACGCTGTCTATCTATTAAACTCATTATATAATCTATACTAAAATCTTAGATTATATATCATACAAAATACCTTCCATATTGTATTTATATATTCATATTGGTCGCAAGTCTGTTGTCGGTAATCCTGTTATACTTGCTCGGGAATTAATACTATGTTGATGATCCTTATAATACCTGATTTTGGATAATATATATTCTTGCTCTTTTTGCGTCTTATGTGCTTGTTGTTCCGGAGACAGTTTGTTCTTATAACAATAATACAATATCAAAGCCACTAGTCCTACAAATACGACTAAAGTTCCTATGTTTAAAACATACAAGTATATAGATACTCGATTGTCGTGGCACTTGGATAGTAAATTTGTCATATAATGCTTTGCCCCTGGCTCTATTAATCTAGGGTTGTATTCCATTTAAACATATATTGTATGATCATACATATAAAACAAATAAATAACAAAATATAGCTAATATTATGGCAATCAACCATACAGGAACAACGGTTTTATGTTTGAAACCGATTCCAAAGGGTCTAAATCCACCATGTCTATTGTATGCGAAACCCGGTTTTGTATAATGAACTATTGAAAATAAAATTAAAAACAGTAAAATAGCAAACAGTGGTCTATTGTATCGAACATACACTAAATTCATTTGTTTAGTTAATCTATATTATATTTCTAAATTTTTTGTTTCTAAATCTTCGAATCTTTTATTAATACTTTGAATGAATTCCGGATATTTTTCATATGTATTTAAATATGTGCTGTTTGCGTGAACTGAATGTTCGTATTCCATTTTCGGAACAACATGAAACTCCGCATCCATTTGCTCCATAAATAGTATATTCATATAAGTGACATCACAAGCTGATGACATACACAGCTTATCACGCTCATTTTCTATATTCAAATTATCTATCAAGTATTTGTTCAATATATAGTTGCCAGTGTTCATTAATACTCGCAATGGTGCCCTTTCTCCCATTTCTTGTTTCTCGTGTTCTTCAAACACCTTTAATAATCCACGTTTATATACCATATTATCGAAATGTCGGAAATCATAATGAGGGTCTGCATTGTCTGGGGCCAATATGGTGGCTTTTCCTAAATCATTTGTTTGAATATATTCATAAGCCGATTTGAAATATATTTCGTTGGCACAATTGTCAGAATCCATCAAAATAATCCATTCGTTTTTGGCGTGTTTACAAGCGTTTAATTTATTCAAAAATGGCCCATTTTCTCCTTCGTGTATAACTGTTTTAATAATGGAATTTGGAAAAGCGTTTTTGATTTTTTCTGCGTCACGACCATCTTCATCGCTTACAATGATTTCATTGATGTATTTTATTGTCAAAAATCGAGGTAAATACCATCGCAAATAATTATCAAACCGATCCATTGTAGAAATACACAATGAAAAATACATGGATTCAATGGTTGAATTATTATAATACTTTCTTTATAATAATTTCTATATTCGTTTTGTCTGGATTGTTTAGTTCCTAAAAATCGTCTTCTTCGTCTTCACTGTAATATTGACCATCCATATAATTTTCACTCAGTTGATTTATGTCTAAAGCTTCGATCTCGTCCGCTATATCGTCAACCATCTCATCTATGTTTTCATCATCTTGAATATCTATATCTTTGAAACCTTGGATTAAGTTCTCCATACGTTCTCTGTCACTTGTAGCAACATCATATATAAATAACCCTTTTGTTTGTCCCACATTCCATTCATCCATCTTATATTGCTTCTTTGTATTTACCACTTTACGTTCTTCTATCGTCATATTCCCCAATCGTTCCATAATACGAGCCTTTTCTTGTTGTTTGTATTTGTGTGTCTTTTCTATAATACTATTGTAATCGAAATCAATGATGGTTTTATTGTTCATTGCTATTTCTAAAAATGCTTTCATCATCATTCCCACGCGTTTTTTGAATTCTTCTCTGTTACCCAATTCAATATTCACTTGAGCCATTTCATTATATACTTCTTCGAATTCATCAGACACTTCACTATATTCCACTTCGTAATTATTTAATGATTCGTCATTCATTTCAGCAATGGCTTGACGTCGTTCATTTCGTTGTTCTTGAATATCTTGGGTCAATAATTGGTCATTGTTAGCACATTCCACAAACTCATACAAAATGGAATATATGATGTATCTGAAAAGCATATATAATGTGTTTTTATCAAACAAACTGTAAAATACGTGTTCATGTTTACGAATTGAATTAAATACTGGTAAAAACTCCACGAATAATTTCACATCCTTTAATCTTGTTTGAAGTTCTCGTAGAAATCGTTCTAAACCAGCGTCTTTGAAAAATGGTTTGAAAGAATCATAGTATTTGGAAACGTTGTTTTTGATGTCTAAGTAATCGTTTTTACCCAATCCCCAATATTTTTGGAATATTCGATTGTCATTCAAACAACCACGAATAATAAGTGTTGGATACAAATGAGTAATATTATATACGAAATTCTTCAAATAATTTACAATTGTATACATTCCTTCGTCACAATATTGGTTTGTCTCTTTGTCCAATGTCCAAATGGTCAACTCGCTCAAGAAATTATGTATTTTATCATATTCACGTTGTCTCAATTCACCTTGTGTGTTCAAAAATCTCATAATGCTATCGTATTTTCGGGAATTCTCTCGTGCTAAATAATCTTTCAGTTTTCGAATAGACGCCGATTGGTTTTCTTCCTTATCATCTTCGTCGTCTTCGTCAAACACATACATCTTATTTGCTTTATACTTCTCCAATATACTACGCATTAATTGAACGAATTCTTTTTCTGCGAAATTTGTTTCTTGAGGTTCCAACACATTTAATATATCTTTTAGAGAACCGATTCCATCGTATTCGACCGTTTGTGTATCCAATTCCAACAAATTATCTTGATATACAATTTGCATAAAATTCAAGTAATCCGTCAATGAAAAATCTTTATGAGCCTCGCGTTTCAAAAATGATATTTTCTCCTCAATTGAGACCTTTGGATCATATCCAATAGGAACTTCTTGGAAAAATGCGTGGAACTTCTCCGGAATGGGTAAACCTTTATCCAACCCACAATAATGTATGAAAGCCAAGTATATGTTTTCTTCGATAGGGTCTTTCGGTAGAAGTGTTTTTGTAGTATAATGTGCTGGCTCATACACTAATAATGTAGAACGTGTTAGTTTATTGGTATACTCGATTAATCCCGATAATGACTTGATAACACGCACATAATGGTCGATACTTTTGTTTTCTTCTATGAAATAGTAAATTGGATTGTTTGATTCTCCCTCATTACAACAAGCATTTTGTAAAAATGGCTCATTTCCACTGGTTTTCAGCAACAAATCCTTTTTATTTACCAATTCCTGAATCGCCTCCATTATTCCATAAGAATAATATGAAATCTTACTCTTCAATACCATATAATCCTTATGTTGGTCCTTTTTACCCTTCCTCAATAATTCCATATACTCTTTGGAAAAATCTTGCGAGACACTGTGTAACCCTTTCAATATATTTGTATCGATCAATGGCGGCATAAAGTGTTTCCATTTCTCTATTACATACTCTTCTGGAATTTCCACCACAGGATGATTCAAGATGTATTCGCGTTTTTTCAAATACATTTCATCGACTTCACTGTGTTTGATTACAATAGAATCAATGATTGAACGCAACTGCTCAGTCAATAGTGTAGCTCCCGTTTTTCCGATGGAATCCCATGGTTCATACGACGCCTTCATTTTATCCAACACACATCCTAAATATTGAATACCTTCGATGTTCTCAGGACCAGTCATTGGAAAACCTTCAAAGGAACGAATACATCCCGGAAATGTTTTCTTCGTTTGGAAATAAGGAATCGATGTTTGAATACACACTAATATCACTGAACTAATGATTTGAATCATTGTTTTGTTTTTCTTCTTTTGGTATGAAATAGGTGTTTTTCCCGTTTTGGCCTTAGTTTCCACAATATATCTTTCGTATTCTTCTTTGTCTACTATATTTTTCGCACATATATCATTTGATATTCTGAGAACCTGATCTTCGAAATCATTCAATGGAATACCAATGTTTGTAGCAATAGCAATATATATTTTGTAAATCTCTTCCATACGATCGTTCTCAAACACTCGACCTTTTTTCTTCTTCAATTTGTCCAAAATCACTTCGCTTGTATCTTTTTCCATCACAGCGTGTGTAGTTATTCGAAATCCTTCTTCTGTGAACCCTTCTTCATTCACTAAATCTATTTTACAGATTTCTTCGCCACTACCATACTTATCAATGATGGCATCGCCACTTTCACTCAATCGACCGCGTTCGGCACACACAATATCCAACATTTGAGCATATTCATATTGGCCTTGTAATACGAATGTTTCTGCTAAAGTTATGTGAAATGATGCGATTAATTTTGTGTCGGTTTCTTTACAATATTTGAAATGTATGTCTTCCTTGAAATCCTCAGTGACCCTCGGTTCTCTACAAAACTTCTCGTAAAATTTCATGATATCATTCTGCTTTTTAGCAAAATCCGATTGCCCCATAATGTTGTTCTTCAATTTCAAATAGGGTGAACGAATTATGTTCTCATCTACGGTTCTCACGCCTAAACCAATCTGATAAGCAATGTTATTATATTTATATAATTCTGTATGATTCAATGCACTTAATCGATGAATGTATTTCATATGTTTTATGATTTGCTTTTCCAAATTTTCGATGGTATCTTCTTTACTCATTTCATATCTTCGGTCAAACTCCTTCAATGCCTTTTTACGTACCGCTTCATTCATTCGTTTTTCGGATTCTTTAGTGCTTTCACATTCATTACCCTTAATAGGATTTTTAATGTTTTGAAAACACTTTTTGCTTAAATTACAAAACAATGTGCTAGAGTCCAAAAAGGATTCTTCGTCAATATCTTTGTCTTCTACCCAATACCCTTTCTTTCTTTGGAAAAACTTCAACTTCTTTCTCAAACTAGCCTCTTGCTCGACTTTCTCGCGTTCCTTTTCCGCTAAATCGTCTAAATCGACATTTTTGGGTAATTTAGGAGAAATTTCCAACAGAGCATATTCACCTTCTTGGACTTTTCTCTTATTCGCGATGAGTCTTTCCGCCATTTCTTGTGCCATAGATTCAGGACAATCGTGTTTTTCTATCAAAACTTCTTTTAGCCATCCGGGGAATTTTTCCGGCAATTTTTCCTTTTGTTGTTGTTTGTATTTTTCCATAATGTAGTAAGGTGTATCGTCAAAATCCTCGTCATAATAGACTTCATCACTATGATTATCATTTTGTAAATCTACTACTGAACTATACTTCTTTGTTAATACACGCTGATTACAATCTTTCGCCTTAATCTTTTCATTTTTGTCGGTTTCATCATACTGTTCTGAACCTTCTTCTAAAATTACAGCTAAATTATTGGGAGTCATCAAAGATGTTAATAAGGAAGCAATCAATTGTGTAAGAAGAACCCCATTGTCAAAATCCAACATCATCTTCAATAATTCTTCGGATGAATAAATGTCTTCCACCAATTCTCTATTTGGCATTTTATATCCCATTAAACACTTCTTAAGAACATCTTCTTTTTCCAACAATAATCTTATTATCAACAATGGTTCTCGAGTTACATGATAATTCGTGTTTTTGTATGTTTCAAACTCTTCGCCTTTACTCAATATCTCTTTCTTCAATTCTTTGATTCGTTCTTTCAAATTTTTGCGGATTTTTATATATTGTGGTAAAGTAATGTTTTCACTATAAATCAAAAATGGCTCTAAAATACCTACAACGCCTTTGAAAGACAAATCGTATTGGATGTATTTGCGAGTGATTTCGATCAATAGCCATGTGTTAGGAATAATAACATTCAAAAACTTATGAAGCTTGTTAGGATCTTCAATATTATCCTCTAATATGTATTCACTAATTTCCGACAAAAACGAAGATTTATTCTCTTTTTCATCATAGTCTATTTCTTGTCGGAAGTGTTCGATTACTTTAGGCAATATTCTAGTATTCTTTCGGAGAACCTTTGAAATCATAAAAAAATCGCGGTGTAACTTGGTTTTTTCATACAATGATGTTCCGGGCATATCAATCGCACTAAACTTCATTACACTCGAAGGCAAACATACAAATGATTTCACCACAATTTTATCGTTTCTTTGTAACGGTCTCACAATAGCACGGTCTTTACCATCCACCATTTCTTTCGACAGCTTCGATGAACTCAAACAATATTTCTCTATGACATATTTGCGTTTGACTATTTCCATCTTCTTTTGCGACTTTTTCAAAACACTACTTTCGAAATGGTCTAAATTGGTCAATACACTTTCCATGTCAGTGTTTACTTGGATTTTATCTAAATAGTCTTTACGTTCCGTCTCATAAAATGGCGTGAATTGATTGCCCAAATCTTGGGTTCTCGAATAATACACGTTGCTACCTTCATTGTTGAAATTATACAAAGTTTCATACAAATCATTCACTGGGTCGGTTCTAATAAGTGTGTAATCGGCGTTAGCTTCACCATTGATTTCATCTTCTTCAGACACATATAATTTCTTCTTCGTAAATGATGTAGGAATGAACCAACGAAGATTTTTGTCCATTTTTTCGATGTGGTCAATGAGCGGTTTATTGAAATTCTGGTCTTGGACTTTGGCACGAAGAACATCACCATTTTCATCAAACAGCGAAAAGTCTTGTCGTAATTCTTTGAAACGCTCTATCATAGTATGAATACGAGTCATTACCGAATCCGTGCGTTGGGATGTAGGCACAGTGGACAATAATTCATCCAACAAACTATTTGTTTGAGTGTCAATTCCATAACGCCTTTGGTTCTCTGGCAATTCGCGGATTTGCTGGATTTCCTCCAAACGAGAGCCGAATATAATATTGTTGGCCTTGTTGTATGCCGAACGCAAAGTATCGCGGATATTTTCATCAGGTTCAGCGTCTTCGGGTAGACGATTAATAGACTCACCATTTTCCAAATATTCCACCATATTTTCAGTGTCCGGTTCTTGTTTTTGAGAGTCTTCATCTAAATCTTCCTTGCTCATTCCTTTCAAACTATCTAAACCCGCTGGTTTGGGGCGAACAATTATTTTTTCCAAAGGAATATTTTTAGGTAAACCCTTATATTCGAAATCGATGTATATAATATCTAAATCTGGATAAGTCGTTATTTCGATTTGATCATTCACCAAGTCTGTAATTTCACCTGTAATAGTTGTCGATACAACTCCCGTAAAGTAGAGTTCAACCCAAGTATTAATGAGTAAATTATGTTGTCGTGCGAATCCGGGTTCTTCACTGCGACTCAACAAGTTCATATGTTGGATAGATTCATCTGACAAACCACCCGAACCATTCAAATAGAGATTCTTGTGTTCTCTACTCGAAATATTGATTAATTTAATGAATTCATCGTCGATATAGAGAACATAGAAAGATACTTCATGAATTTCCGGATTTGTTGGGGCGATGATTTCTATAATATCTCCTAATTCCAATTCTAAATTATCAAGATTATTAGGTGTTTCTTCTTTCTCAGACATATGTATTTATATTATAAATAGATACTATTCTAAATTACTATTCGTGTTGAATATATATTTTTCTATGTATTCAACTACTACTAAACCTCTCCATTTATTTCTTGTGTGTTTTCCTCTGTTTTGGTTTTTGGTTTTTCATCGACTTAATACGCTTGAATGTAGAACGCTTCTTCTTGTATTGTCGGCGGGTTCTTCTACCACCTGTACTTGTTATCCATTGAGGTTCTGTATAGGCACTTACATTTTGTTGCTTTCTTGTTTCTTCTGGTGTAAATCCAACACTTCCTTTGATAATACCATTATACAAATCACTGTTCTTGTTCAATAAACTATTCGCTTCTTCGAAAGTAAGGTCCAAAGTAGTAATCATTTTTCTAACTAAATCTAAATTGTTTGAAAATCGATTGGGCTTCTCTTTGAATATACGCAATCTATCATCTAAACGACCTTTCTCTGCGTCTAAATCTTGAGCACCAATAACTCCTTTAGCGTCTTCTGCTAATCCCACACCAAGACGACCTAAACTGCTTACAAAACTTGAATCTTTTAAATCTTCATTGTTTGCTTTATCTAATTTGCCACCTAATTCTTGAAACAAACCACTTCCTTTTAAATTATCACGTTGAACAGGTGTCAATAATGATGTCAAATCATTATTTTGATGAATTGTTGTAAAGAAAATATCCAATTGATTAATAATATAAATATACATCAAGCTTTTCAATTCACTAACACCTTCATTTGTATTTTTGTTCACTCTAATACTCATTACAATATTTTTGATTTCGGTTTTCTCTTCTTCTGATAATGTAGTATCATTCTGGATTTTATCAGTGATTTTTCTTTTCAATTCTCCCACAATAGAATCATTCATATCACCTCCTAAATACTTAATAGGGTCCAAAATTGAAAATCCCGCTTCTCTCACGGCAGCCACCGGCTGGAATTTAGAATCCACATATTGAACTTTATTTTCAGGTGGTTTCTCTACAACGGTTGGTTGAACTACCGGTGGTGATGGAGGAGGAGGCATCATTGGCATATTGGACGGTCTTTGAGACACAGACACATCGCCGGGGTTTACCAGACAATCCGGCTTGACATTTTGTTGGATAGCCTGTTTGACAATATCGATGACGGTTTCACATTTTCCACACGAAGAAAATACAGTGCTAAAGGCTGAAGCATATTTCAACAACAGACCCAATACTTTTTCGAAATAAATCGCCTTATAATCCATTGTGTCTCTATTTCCAGTAGTTTTTATTAAATTTTCCATCTTAAGTGAATCATCCACCTTGAATATACTATCGTCAACATAGTTCAAGAAAGAATCTCCTATTTCACCATAGGTGGCTCTCTTAATTCTTGTTTGGTCGAATCCTTTCAATATCTTTCCACGCTTCAATTTAATAGCATCTGCTTTTACGTCATTGGCCTTAGCCCACGCCGTAGCTCTATACACTAAATCTAATTGTTTGACAGCATTTTCCCTATTTGGCGTATTTTCTCTGTAATCTTTACGTATTTGCTCAAATTTGAATGCTATATTCTTATCATTGGCGGAATATTCACTTGTAATTAATTTCACATCGTCACTGTAGTGCATGAAATCAATACCTTTTACTTGATTCTTAATTTTAAACATAGCACCCCCATCTGAATTCTTATCTAAAGTTGTCATACAATATACTATATTATGATAAAATAATATAAATATATTTATACAATAAATCAATAGTAATAGTGTAATTATGGGTGAAAAAATAGTCAGTGTGAAACAAGTTTATGGCGAACCTTTGGAATATATTATGTGTGAAGACTCCTCTGATAATTTCATACAAATAAAAAGTAAAGGTGAAGAAAAGGCCAATATTTTGGCGATGATTCCTTCTAAAATAATGGCTCCGCAAGATTTCCAACAAAAATTCGCCGATGTAGAATCAAACAAAATTACTTATCAAGAATTCATCGAAGGAACATTCGTGTGTTTATTTTACGACGAACGCATATGTGGTTGGGAATTGGCGACCAAAAAATCCATTGGGTGTAACAATTGGTATATTCGCAATGAATACAAGGTCGGCAATTTTGCCCATCAACTCACTTTCCGTCAAATGTTCGTAGAATGTATGGGCGAACCATTCGACAAGGATTTGAATGAAATCTCATTTTTGAAAGAACTGCCTAAACCTTGTTGTTATCATTTTGTCATACAACATCCTTCCAATAAAATGGTTCTAAACATTCAAACTCCAACGGCATATTTAGTGGATGTGTATGAGATTACGCCAGATAGTTTCATACATACTGAACGTTCTGATTATATGGAATGGCCTTCCTTGAAAAATCTAACACATATACATTATCCAGCCACATACGATTTGTCATTTTCAAATGTGTTTGATAATGTTTTTATGAATGGCTTTTTTGAAGAACATAACGGACAGGGATTAATGGTAGTTGAAAAGGGGTGTGGTGCTCAAACACTGATAGAAGACTTTGAATATGTGAAATGTAAAGAATTGCGTGGAAACCATCCTAATTTACAGTATTTGTATTTGTCTTTATTACAACAACGCAAACTATCGCAATTTTTGAATGTGTTCACCGAATATAAGGGTTTATTTGGAGATTTCTTTGAAGAGTTGAAACAATATGTTCACGAACTTCATCAAAGTTATGTTTCATATTATGTGTTGAAAAAAGGCGACACCATTTCCAAGAAATATTTCCCATTGGTTTACAGACTTCATCATGAAGTATATTTAGTGGAAAAGGAAAAAGACCCATCATTAGTAATGAAACGAGGTGTCGTGGATAAATATGTTCGAAATTTAGAAATAGGTAGTTTAATGTATTATTTGAATTATGAAGAAAAACAAAAGCCTAAAGAAGAAGAAAAAACAGAACAATAATCAATATGGTGATTCATAATATATTTTGTATTATATATATTATGAAATCCTTTATGAATTATATGAAAAATCCCATCAATATTATCAAACACACTATATTTAAACAAGGGAATCGAACACATAATAAAATATACGCCTTGTTCATTTCCGTATTTGTGTTTGCGTTTATTTACTTGATTTTGCCTGATGGTAACTTCAGTGGTGTAAATATTGTAAAAGAAACTATCAAACAAGAAATCATCAAGAAAAAAGTCGCTAAGAATATCGACGAAAAAGTCGCAGAATCATTCGTATCGTTTTCAAATGAACCAACCTACAATACATTTGAAAATGAGCAAAAAGTAAAAGCTAAATTGGATGAAGCAACTGATGTGGTTAAAGAAGATGTCGAGAAAGATACCATTACACCGGACAAAATAGAAACTTCCGTCATACAGAAAATATTCGATAGACTTTATTTTTCTGTTCAAAATGCCACTTTGTTGGGATATGGAGATATTTATCCTGTTTCAAACTTCTGTAAAACCGTCGTGATTTTTCAATCCCTTTTGACTATTACACTCATCTTGTATTAATCTTTTGAAGATTTACATTATTGCGAACTATAAGCGTCAGTTAATTTAGACAAATTCTGTAAAAACCTCAACGCATTCTCTTTGGATTTGTCACTCATCGACTTGATTGGCTCACGCAAATTATCAATCACTTTCAATATTTTGTCTGAATTCGCCACGGTCTTTAAATCCTCTCCATAGTCTTTTTCAAAGAAAAATTCAATGTTTCCCTGTCGAATCACGTCTTTGTATGGGTCACACACAAATGCCTTCCACGCCTTAATAATACTTGTTGGATTCAAACTCTTAAATGTCAAAAATTGCTCTTTTGTCTTCTTTATGTTTTCATCTTCGGGGAATATTTCAATAATCGCATCTACAAACTCGAAAAAGTGTGTATTAAATGCCTTCAATATACTAGATTTGTCAGCCATATTTTACAGTATTGATATTTTTAATAGTGTTTTTTTATATTCTTTCGTCATTGATTTTTATATTCCTAAAGGATTAGGCGGACCTGATTGCGGAATATCTAGATTCCGTTGGTTTTGTAACGATTCTATACTAACGGAATTACCGATTTTATCCGGTTTGTAACTGTCTGGTGGTGTTTGTATACTGTGATTCAAACTGTGGTCCGCGGGAACATAATTATACATTTGTCGGGCGGCACCATTCCCTTTAGCACTAAGTTCTTCAGGTGAAGCATTAAAATATGTATATTGCTCCGACACAATCGAAACTCCTCCCACTGATTGTCCTAATGAAGTTCCAACAGGTTCACCATTCAATTGAACCATCTGAGAAATATTAGCCTTTATTTGAGGCTCCAAATAACTGATAATCTCACCACCAAAAATAGCACTATACTTTTCGTTGACCTTTAATAAAGCCGGAACTCCGTGAACATTCGGTGGTATCATAACTCTCTTTCCATCATCTAAATGTATATACACTTGACCCGATTGTGGGTCCCTAGAACGTTTATCAATATTTATACAATTCAACTTTTCAGCCAACCCGTGTTTCGATATAATTCCTAAAACCTTCTTCGAATTTGGACAATAATTACTATAATATAAAATATCCATTTTTTATATTATATATGGTGTAATTATGGTGTTGGAAATTACGCAATTTAGTTCACACACATTGAATATAATAGTCTGTTTTGGAAATAGAAGATGAAATAACTCAATGCTACCATAATCATAGTCATGTAGTAGTCACCACCCTTCTTCTTAGTGAATCCAATAACAATAGCACTGATTAAAGTAATGACCAAGAAAACAAATCCAATGATGGACAAGTAGTAAAACCAAAGGCAAAATTCGCGGCTTAATGGAGAAAACAAATCTTTGAAATCCATAGTTTTATAGTATGTTGTTAGATAATTATGTTTGTCCTAAATAATACAAAAAAAAACATACCTATATATATACAAAAATGGATACTTCAAACATATGGAAGGTCTTGAATTCATATTTTAGAGATAATCCCCAGAATTTAGTCAATCATCATATTGAATCTTACAATGATTTCTACAAAAAACATATTTTCCAGATTTTTCGAGACAAAAATCCGATTCGCATACAATCTATGTATGACGAAGAACTCGGAGACTTCAAAAACAAGTGTCTCCTATATTTGGGTGGCAAAGACGGCTCCAGAATATATTTCGGAAAACCCATCATTTACGATGAAGGACGACCACACTTCATGTATCCAAATGAAGCACGTTTAAGAAATATGAATTACGCCATGACCATACACTACGATGTAGAAGTGGAATTCATTAGAACTTTATCTAGTAATGAAGAACCCGATTTATACGGCGGTTCCGATGTTGTCGAAACACAAGAAGGTGGTGACGATGAATTCGAATCGGATGAAGAAGTTGAACCTGAACAAATTAAGAAAGGAGGAGCTAAAACAGATATTCTCAAGAGGCCTCCACGCAAAAAACCGTCGCAGAAAAAGAAAAGCTCCGCTACATCACCGGCCGAAGTCGCCAGAATTCGCGAAACAACACAAGCATCTTTCGCAGCATCTACCGATGGTAATATCATACAAAGATCTCCTCAACCATTTGTTATTGAAAAAATATTGTTGGGAAAATTTCCTATTATGGTTCAATCAGACTTTTGTGTCCTCAATAGTCTTCCTAAAGATTTAAGATTTCAAATGGGTGAATGTCGCAATGATAATGGTGGGTATTTCATCATCGACGGAAAAGAAAAGTCCGTCATCCCACAGGAAAAATTCGCAGATAATACTCTTTATGTCCAAGAGTCATCCGATGATAAATATCTGTATTCCGCCGAAATTAGGTCTGTGTCTGAAAACGTCGCTAAACCTATGAAGTCTTTAAGCGTGAAAATCCGTGCTCCAGCTTCGATGAACACTGGATTTAGTCAGTCTAAAGTAGAAAATCTAAATATAGTCGTTGCCATCAAAAATGTCCGAAAACCTATTCCTTTATTCATTGTGTTTCGAGCCCTAGGATTCATCACCGATAAACAAATCATACAAATGTGTTTGTTGAATATGGAAAAATACAAATATATGGTCGACCTATTCATTCCGTCCGTTCACGAAGCCGGTGGTATTATGACTCAACACGCCGCTCTAAGATTTATTGCGGTATATACTAAGGGCAAAACCATCCCACACGTTCTCGAAATATTATGCGACTATTTTTTGCCACATATTGGAGAAACTAACTATACAGCTAAAGCCTATTATTTAGGATATATTGTATTTCAACTTCTGAAAGTCTATTTGAAAATCGAAGAACCTACCAACAGAGACAATTTCAAATATAAAAGAATCGAAACTGTGGGTTCTCTAATGACGGACTTATTTAGAGAATACTTCACCATTCAAAGTCACGAAATCCAACAAGGATTTGAACAACGTATGAACTACAATTTAGAACTGTATGAAAATGACCACCAATCACTCATCAGAGAATATTATAAAGAAGTATTTTCTCAAAGAACTGTCGATAGCGGATTCAAAAAAGCATTCAAAGGAAATTGGGGAGCTCAATCACACACCAAAAGAATTGGAATTGTTCAAGACCTCAATCGATTGTCATTCTATACCGCCGCTTCTCAACTTCGCAAAACAAACATACATTTAGACGCCGGTGCCAAATTAGTCGGACCCCGTGTATTACACGCCTCTCATTGGGGGTTCTTCGACCCCATTGACACCCCCGATGGTGGAAACATTGGTATTCACAAACACTTGGCACTATCCGCATATATTACTAAAGGTATCCCTAGAGAACCCGTCATTTTATGGCTACGCGAAAAAGTCGCCTTGAAACTTCTCGAAGAATGTAGTTGTATTCAACTCGACACGATGACTAAACTCTTTTTGAATGGTCTTTGGGTAGGTGTTGTTGAAAATCCCGTGGATTGCGTTGATAAAGTCAAATTGTTCCGCAGAAATGCCCTCTTGCCAATTTACGTAAGTATTTCTTTTGACATCAAGAAAAACCATATTATTATGTATTCTGATGCTGGCCGTTTATGTAGACCTATTTTCTATAAAGACAAAGAAACCAATAAGTTCTCATTTGAAAGTCCTGAGTTTATAAAAGCACTCGAAAATGACGAAATCACTTGGACCAACCTTGTAAGTGGATTCAATGAGAAAAAAGATGAGAAGTTTCATACAAATAATATGAAAATATATGAACTACAAGAACTCTACGGAATCAAAGATGAAAACAATCCGGCTAAACTCGAAGCATTCATACAGAATAAAGCCGTTCTTGATTACATTGACACCAGCGAAAGCGAAGACACATTGATTGCTCTAAATAAACAAACCATCAAAAACAACAAACGATATACTCACGCGGAAATACACGAATCCCTCATATTTGGTATGATGTGTAATTTAATCAATTTCCCTGAAAATAATCCCGCCACACGTAATTCATTTTCTTGTGGTCAATCGAAACAAGCCGCGTCTATTTATCATACAAATTATCAAGTAAGAATGGACAAATCCGCCGTGGTTCTCAACAATGGACAAATCCCTCTAGTAAAAACCAGATACATGGAACATTTTAATCAAGAAGAAAACGTATACGGTGAAAACTGTGTTGTTGCGATTATGTGTTACACCGGATACAATGTGGAAGACGCGGTATTGATCAATGAAGGAGCACTCCAACGTGGTTTGTTTAGAACGACCTATTACACCACATATGAAACTCACGAAGAACGAACAAAAACCGAAGACCAAATTAGCGAAACGATTTTCTCAAACATCGAAAATACGCCCAATGTTATTGGAATCAAGAGCGATTGTTTTTATGATAAGCTCGACTCAAATGGTCTTATTAAGGAAGGCACGCCTGTAAATGATAAAACCGTTTTAATCGGTATGACCACGGCCCACACCGGTATGACTCATCGACAAGACGCATCGAAAACACCCAAAAAGGGCCAACTCGGAATCGTGGACAAAAGCTTCATTACAGAAGGTGAAGAAGGAAAACGAATTGCTAAAGTTCGTGTTAGAGAAATCCGTATACCTGCGATTGGAGATAAAATGGCCTCTCGTGCCGGTCAAAAAGGAACTGTGGGATTAGTTGTTCCTGAAACCGATATGCCATTTACTCGTAACGGTGTTCGTCCAGACATAATTATTAACCCCCACGCGATTCCTACAAGAATGACTATTGGACACTTGGTAGAGGCCATTACAGGAAAAGTCGCTGCGACTTATGGAGGATTTGCCGACTGCACTGCTTTCAGTAATGATGCGTCTAAAATCAAAGCCTATGGACAACTCCTTACTCGCGAAGGATTCCACAGTAGTGGTAATGAAATCCTGTATAATGGTATGACCGGAGAACAGGTTCAGAGCGAAATCTTTATTGGTCCTACATTTTATATGCGTCTCAAACATATGGTAAAGGATAAAGTGAATTATAGAGCACGGGGTCCTAGAGCAGCTCTTACACGACAAACTGTTGGAGGTAGGGCCAACGATGGTGGATTGCGTATTGGAGAAATGGAACGTGATTCGATTATTTCACACGGTGCTACTAATTTTCTTACAGAGTCGATGATGGAACGCGGTGATGAATATTATATGGCGATTTGTAACAAATCCGGTATGATTAGTGTGTATAATCCATCGAAGAACTTGTTTTTGAGTCCTATGGCGGATGGACCTTTACAATTTGTAGGTTCTCTTGCGGGAAATGATATGAAAGTGGTGAACATTTCGAAATTCGGACGTGATTTCAGTATTATTTGTATTCCATACACTTTCAAATTACTCATACAAGAATTACAGGTTCTCAATATGACGTTGAGAGTTGTCACGGAAGATAGCATTAACCATCTTGAAGAACTTTCATTTTCGAAAAACATTAATAAACTCTCACACTTGGAACATCTGGAGACAAAGGAAACTATTTCGAAAATACAACACGACATTCGCGAAGCTCTCAAAAAGAAAGACCCTACAGATGAATTGAAAAATAAAAGCGTCGACCAAGCGTTTGATATTCCTGACGC